ATGTAATCCCAACATGTATAAAGATAAGTTTGATATTGTTAAAATTATAAGTAATACATTAAATGCTGATCCAAAAGGTAAATTAATGAATAAATATTTTGATTGTGAAGATCATTATAATGATGAAATGATAACTTCAATTATTGAAAGTCAAAAAGCATATGAAGATTTTGAAAGACCAACAATAGCATTAGTATTAGATGATATATTAACAAAAGATTTTAAAAAAACAAATGCTGTATCATTCCTTGCCACTCGCTTTAGGCATCACTCGATCGGTTTACTTGCGTTCACAACACAATCATTTCGTGCTGTTAGTGGTTTAATTAGAAATAATGCTACTGATGTAATTATTATGAAACAACAAAATAAAAAAGAATTAGAAAAGATTGAAGAAGAATATGGTGATATGTTTCCTAATATTTTTATGGAACTATATAATAAAGCAATTGATGATGCACCATATAGTTTTTTATATCTTGACATGCAAACTAATCCAGCAACGGCATATATACGTTTTGAAACCAAGATTGCTGAAGGTGAAAAGAAATTATTTTAATTATAAATTTTAATATATGTATATTATTATAAAATGTACGGATCAAGTAAACCTATGAAAAAACCACCATCAAAAAAACCACCCACAGCAAAGCAAGGAAAGAAACCAAAAGAATTAACACCAGCACAACTCAAAAGATTAGAAAAACATTCAGTTCATCATAGTAAGAAACATATGAATATGATGAAAAAAGATATGATGAATGGTATGAGTTTTAAAATGGCACACGAAAAAGCACAGAAAAGTGTTGGTAAATAAAATAACTTTTGGTAAATAAATATTTTAAAAAATAATTTAATTTAATTATATTATATATTATATATTATAAAATGGATTTATATAGTTCTGGTAATGCAATTGCACAAGTTAATTCTCAGACAGCAGAAACACGTGCTTTAAATGAAGCAACATATGATTTTAATAATAGTTTAGCTGAACAATTAGATCAAGCAAATTTAGAACAAGATGAAGATAGAAAAGCAACATTATCAAAAAATATTACAAGTGGAGTAACTAGTGGTGGTAAATTAGTTCTTGGTAAAGAAATAAAAGCTGGTGCAAAAAGAGGTATTATGGGTGCTGGTAAGTTTATTAAAACTACAGCAGCAGAAAGATTTGCTAAAGAAACTCCAGAAGAATTAGACGAATTAAGACCAGTTGCTTCATTAGAAGAAACTCAAGATATATATCGCACTCGCAGACCACCATCACCAGAACTTACTCGTGGAGGAGTTAGAAGCACATTACAAGAAGGTGAACAAGTAACAGCAGAAGCAACTGATGAATTAGGAGCAAGTGTAGATGTTGCTGGTTCAGTAGCAGAAGGTGTAGAAGGTTCAGCAGCAGCATTAGGTAAAAAAGCAGCAGAAGAAGCTATTGAAAAAAGTGGATTAGAAACACTTGGTAAATTAGCTGGTAAAGCAGCAACAGTAGGTAAAGTTGGTGTTGCTGGTTTAGGTGGTGCTTTAGATATTGGTGCTGATATAAGTAGAGGATTAGAAGGTAAAAGTGGTATTGAAGTATTTGGTAGTAATAAAGCATCACAAGCTGGAAACATTTTAAATATTGCTGGTTCAACTTTGGAAGTGCTTGGTGTAGCAACTGGTGGTATTACACCGTTTTCTTTAGTTGCTGAAGGATTAGGTGCTGGTTTAGGTTTAGTTGGTGCTATTACTGAAGGTGTAGGTGAAGAAGAAGCAGCAACAGATAAAAAAGAAACAGCAGAAAAAGATATTACATCTCAACAAAGAGGTGAAGTAGTTTCTGAACAAGTTACACAAGCTATTGGACGAACTCAATAAAGTAAGCAAAACAACATTATGTTAATATTTAATAATTATTTTTTATTTTTTTTTAATTTATTTATTAAGATTTATTTTATATATTATATTATAAAATGAGTAGTTATTGGAAAAATGACGATAAAATTAAGGTATCTCAAACCCAAGTTTCTGTTCCATCAACAAATGGACTTTCTTACACCTCTACTGCTGGTCAAAGTGGACGACGTGTAGATTTTGAAATTCCACCCACTATTAAATTTTTAGATGGAAAAAATAGTTATCTTCAGTTTGAAGTTAAAGTTGGATTACCAGCTGGTAGAACACCAACACGTCTACATTTAGACCCTTTTATTGGTGGAAATTCAGTTGTGAAAAATCTGAGGGCGTATTCTGGGAATAGATCTGTGTTATTAGAGGAACTTTCTGACTATAATGCTAAAGTTCAAATGCAGTATTCATACAATCAAGATGATAGTATGAGAAAAATGCGTGCCTTAAAAGAAGGTTGTCTTGTACCTACTGTTGAAAATCGTGGAACTCTTGGAACATCAGTTTCTAACAATATTGATTTATCTAGTAATCCATATTATAAACCAGTTGGAACTGTTCCAGCTGGTAGAGATTGGGGAACAGCAGATGATTTCTTAACTGCTAAATTATCACTACCAATACATAGTGGACTTTTTGCTGATGGTGGAAATAAGATATTTCCAGTTCTTATGACTGAAGGTTTATTTATTGAAATTGACCTTGAAGATCCAGCAAGATATCTTAAACAATTAGATAGTGTTAATCGTAATCGTAGAATACAACAGAATCCAGTATTTCATGGTATAGATGTTGGTGGTGCTAATTTAGGTGTTGATAATGCTACTGATAGAACTGAAATATTTTTATCTAAATCTAACAACATGACTAGTGTAGAAAATTGTCCATTTGTGAAGGGGGAAAAAATTGGTATATGTAATAAACTCAACGGAATTCAAGAATGTTCTTTAACTGTTGGTGGTGCAGTAGCGGTTCAAACTCACCCTACAATTACTAATATAGAACTTGATGGTGGTTTTGTTAAGTTAACTACAACAGCATTTAGAAATAGTAATGTTGGAACTGGTGTAGATGCAACAACTGATAATTTTGTTGTATTTAGTGCTGCTATTGATACAAAACGTGTTGAAGTAGGTGATTTAACTACACAACTTATTGCTCCTTCTACTACTTATCCAGCAACAACAACAATTTCTGATGTTCAAATAGTATGTCAACAAGTTGGTGTAGATCCACAATATGAATCTGGAATGATGAAAAAAATGAGAGATGGTGGTACAATTGAAATTGATATTCCAAGTGTAACTAATTACAAACATTCATTATTGAAAACTAATCGTAATGCAACTATAAATGTTCCAGTATCTAATACTCGTGCTAAATCTATGATTATAATGCCAACTGACTCTACTACACTTAATCCAGCACAATTAATTGCTGGAACACAAGATACATATGAAGAAGAAGCAACTGCTATGGACGGACAACTACATAGTATTCGTAGTGGTCAAGTAGGTATTATAGACCGCCTTACATCGTATCAAATGGTAGTTGACTCAAAAAATGTACCAGCACAACCTATAAATGTTTCAAAAATTAATAAGGGTGTAAGTATAGCAGCACAACCATTAATTGAATTAGAAAAAGCACTTAATCAAGCTGGTATTGTTCCACGTTCATTTGTAGATTACAATCGTAATTTCTTAATTGGACGTGCCTATGCACTTAATGATGGTGTAGCAAATCTTAATAATAAATCTAATCAGATACAATTATTTTATAATGAAACTACTGCTGCTGGTGTAGATCAAGCACCAGAAAAAGATAAACTATTATTCTGTTATGTATTCCACCTTCGTAGAATTAGTATTAAGGGTGATAGTGTTTCGGTTACTCTATAAATAAAATATATGTTATAATATAAATGAGTTTTACAAAAGATAAAGATAGTGATAATTATGCTACTGATAAAAAAGGTTGGGAAATAATAGAACCATATATACCAAAAGATAAACTTATATGGAGTCCATTTTATTGTGATGGAAAACAAAAAGAATATTTTGAAGAAATGGGTTATAATATTATACATGAAGATAAAGATTTTTTCAGTTATACACCACAATATGATATTATAGTTGATAATCCACCATTCAGTAAAATGAAAGAAATATGTTTTAGATTAAAAGAATTAGATAAACCTTTTATATTAATTGCTTTTAGTAAAGTTATTTTAATGAAATGGTTTCAAAAACTTTTTAAAGATCATTTACAAGTAATAATTCCATTTAAAAGACCTACATTTACTCATTTGACAAATCCAAAAAAAGGATATACACCACCTTTTGGTGTACAATATTATTGTTATAAAATGAATTTAAAAAAAGATTTAATATTTATTGATTAACTATTTTCTATGTAATTTTTTTAATTTTTAATTTTAAATTTATTTTATATGTTATAATATAAAATGACTCGTAAGTATTTGAACGTACAACCTAATAATGTTCCAGCAAGTGGTAAAGTATCATTTGCTCGTGGTAATCCAATCCTTACTGTAACACTTGGTCGTCAAGATGCTATGTTAGATTTATCATCTATTCGTATTTCTGGTGATTTTAATGTATGGCGAGATGCTGCTGGAACTCTTCACCCTACTGATGCTGCTGCTTCTGAACTACGTGCTTCCCATAAACTTGGTGTATATGGTGTAATTGAACAACTAGTTTTTAGACATGCAGAAACTAAACAAGTAATTGAACATATAAGACATTATGGACGTTTTATGAGTTCATACATGCCTACTATGGCTGGTTCACAAGATACTGCTGGACATCTTAGTAAAACTGCTTTAATTATGCCTAATTATAATGCTTTCCGTGATAGTGTTATTCGTAATACACGTAATAGTGTATTTTGTATTCCATTACCTAGTGGTTTAACTCTTGGTGTTTCTCAGCTACCATTATCAAAAATTCCCCTAGAAATAGAGGTACATTTATGCCCAGATTCACAGTTTTTTTATAGTGAAGATGCTACCACAGCTAATATTTCAAATGCTTTTTATGAATTAAGTAATGTTGAATTAACTTGTGAAGTTGAAACTGATGTAAAATCACCAGATACTGGAGTATTAGAATTTAATAGTATTACATCATATTTTTCAACACTTGAAAGTAGTAATAGTATTATTAATTTCAATCTTGGATTATCTAAAGTATTAGCATCATTTGTAAATTTTGTTCCAGCAAACTTTATTAATAATTTAGCACAAGATGGTTATTTAACTTATATGCCAACTTTAAAACCTAATGCTGCTGGAACTGGTGATGGTGGTGTTGCAAATTTAGAAACCATATCATTCCTTCGTAATGGTGAACGTTTCCCATCTAGTTTTGAAGTAGAAAGTGTTTATGATGCTACTACTAATGCTACAACTGTTGTAGACCCACAAGTTATCAAAGGTTTCTTAAATAGTATTATTCCAGAAAGTCAACATACACGAACTAGTGCTTCTCCACTTACAACTAATCGTAATTTTACTGGTAATCAGAATACTGTTACTAGTTATCGTTTTATTCCAGATACTGGTGCTGTATATGGTGTTGGTGTATTATATGACATGTTAGATAGTGAAGGTGTTGATTTCAGTAATGCTCAGTTTAGTATTCAAATGAAGAATGGTTTAACTGATGGTAATCCAATTTCAGCATATCTATTTATTAAATCCAAAGTTGTAGTTGCTTGGTCATCTGAAAAAGGTGTTCAAGTATTAATGTAAGTATAAATGTAATTTAGTATTTTCTATGTAATATAATTTAAATATTTTATTTTTTTTAATTTTTATATAAGTATATATATAAAATGAACGAAGATCGTATTCCAGACCTTATTAAAATTGGAGCAATTCCTACTGAATTTGGACAAAAATTACATACTGATGTTATTGATCCAGTAACCTTTTCACAACGTCGTGTTAGATTTACACTATCTCGTGTTGCTGGTTTCTTACATTCTAACTCAAAAATTACCCTTGCTGTAACTCCATTAGCTGGTGTTGCTAAAGGTTTTTATCCTCTTAATGTTGGTGTTTCTCAATTAATCCAAACAGCACAACTTTCAATAGGAAATCAAGTTGTATGTTCTGTTGATGATTATAATCAGTTCCATGCTTACCAATCATTATTTATTAGTAATGAAGATAATAAAGAACGTGAACAATTCTTATCTCAGAGGTGTATTGCTCATATGCCAGTATATGATGATAGGACTGCTGATGTAGTTGATAAACCTCCTAATAGTGCTAAAAAGATTGGTATTGATGTTGGACGTAATCCAGTTGTAGCACCAGCTGGGGGTGCTGGAACATTTGAACTATTACCATTTATGCATAATGATGGAACTGATGCACAAACTATTAGTGAAGCACCAGTATATAGTGTATATCTATCGGACCTATTTGGATTCCTCAAATTTAACCAACTTCCGATGTTCCTTTTAGATCAAGAAGTTCATATTGATTTAACTTTTGTAGATGCTACATCATCTCTAAGTGGTGCTGTTAAATCTCAACGTTTATGTGTAAATAATGCTGATGCTGATAATTTATCATTCCAAGTAAATGAAAGTGAATGTAAACTTATTTATGATAGTATTACATATGATGGTGATATTATGGATAAATATGCACAACAAAATCCTAAACTAACATTCCAGTATGCTGATTATCGTCTTACTAAAAGAACTGGTGTGAAGGGTGGTGGTGCTGATGATTTTGCTAGTGTTGTATTACCTATTGGTGCTAATGGTCGTTTATGTACAAAGGTTTTCTTTGGTCTTCAATCAAATGCTAATTTTGTAGCAAAATCATTACTTAATGGTACAACTGCTTTTGGTGATGTTGGACTAGCATACAATCTTTTATATAATGATAGATTTGAATTTAGTGTTGATAGAACTAATTCAGCACTTCAGTTTGCTACAACTCACGCTGCTGAAGGTCAAGTTCCTATGTTAACACATGATGAAATTGTTAAGAGGTCAGCAACTTCAAGTATTACTGATGAAACACTTGAAGGACTTATTCAAGGTGCTAATACAACTGGTATTGAAGAATTATTTAGGTGGAATGCTATTAGACCTAATAAAGGTGAAAGAATTAATAATAAAGGTATTGACCTTCATTACAAGATTCCAACTGGTCTTTTAGATGGTACCTATACTCTCCGTGTTTATGTTGAACTTCTCAAGATTGCTACAATTGAAAATGGACAATTCGCGTGCTACTTCGCGTAATACTATTTAAAACATAACCACTTATTATATATATAAAATGGAAATTAAAGATTATCCTAATTATTTAATATTTAGAAATGGAGCAGTTTTATCAAAAGGTTTTGATAAATGGCATCCTCCACGTTTTTTAAAACATAATATTAATAGTTCAACTGGTTATTATTATGTAAATTTGTATAAAGATAAAAAACCAAGACCAGTTTATATTCATAGATTATTAGGATTATATTATATTGATAATCCAAGTAATAAAAGATGTATAGACCATATTGATAGAAATAAATTAAATAATTCATTATATAATTTAAGATGGGCAACTTCAAGTGAAAATAATTATAATAAAGGTAAATATAAGTTAAGAAA